GAACAAGAAAAAGGCAATATTCCTTACTCACTTTGTTTCCTTTGGGATTCAGTTGGTTCAGTTCCTTGTAAGATGACATTTGACGGTAAAGGTGGTAAACAACATAACGCATCAGTTTTAGCCGATAAAATTGGTATGGGAATACAGGCTCGTATTACAAAGTCACGTAAAGAAGACTATCCATACATTAACACACTTATAGTTGTTAATCAGCCTTGGGTAGAACTTCCCGATAATCCATTTGGGCAACCAACTATCAAAGCAAAGGGTGGAGAAGCTCTATGGCTTGCATCGGCACTTGTATTCCTATTTGGTAATCAGAAAAACGCTGGTATTAATCATATCACCGCAACCAAAAATGGACGAACTGTATCTTATGCTATCCGCACTAAAATCTCTGTATTAAAAAACCACATTAATGGACTTGGATACAAAGACGGAAAAATCATCGCAACCCCACAGGGATACATCGCTGATGATAAAGACGCACTTGAAAATTACAAAAAAGAATATTCTCAGTACTGGAACGCAATACTTTCAGGAACTGGTGAAATTATTCTTGATGAAACCGAGGTCACCTTTGAAAATAATGAAGGAGAACTCTAAATAAAAATCAATTCAAAGGAATATTAATACAAGTATTCATAACTAATCATGATTTGTACAAATCATGATTAGTTAAATCAGGATAGTCTTCATGAGTGTCTTCATTATGTTTTGGCATAGAAGACATTAACCACAATCCCTCCGCGGCGTCAGGAGGGGTCATATACATGTTCCAACCCATAAACTTGATGTTATCCTCAATGTAAGGTATTTCGTCTCTTCCTTCATGTCTAGCTTTTTTAAACCACTCATATGCTTCTTGGTTATCGGTTAATATTACTCCCCCTTTTCTCATTTTTAGTATTTTTTTTGGGTGAAATGATAGACACATAAAACTACCATTTATATACATGTTACTAGTAAATCTTCTTGCTGAGTCATATATCGGATATGGATACAACTGATATATACCTTTCCAATCTATATCATCAAATATAAATTTACCGCCTGCTGCCATTATTGCTTGAGGTACCGATAGGTATGTTTTTTTTGGAATTGTAACATCCTCTACTTTTAAAAAAGTACAACATAAAAATAACGCATCAGTACAATTATCTAAAGCAATTGCGTAAGGAGCTCCTGTGTATTCGGCAATTTCTTCTTCGAACATTTTTACAATTTTATATGGATTATGTTTCATTTTTATTTTATAATTTAAAAAGTTAAAGTTCTGTAATAAGATTCATATACTAAAATAATTAATACATTTTAAATATAAATAGTGAAAAAATAGTAAAATATTTAATTTAAAATCTGTGAAAAAGACTCTCCTTATAGACGGTAATAACCTATTTAAAATTGGTTTCCATGGCGTGAAAGATTATTTCCACAATGGAAACCATATTGGGGGCCTTTTTCACTTTATTAATACTCTTAGAAAATTTATTGACGAGCACAATTTTGATAAGGTAATTGTGTTTTGGGACGGGGAAGACTCAAGGTCAAAAAGAGAAATTCTATATCCGAGTTACAAACAGAATAGAAAACTATCTTTTGAAGAACCGATTTATTTGTCATATCTATACCAAAAAAACAGAGTTAAACAATACTTGGAGGAAATGTATGTCCGACAACTTGAAGTCCAAGGAATTGAAGCTGATGACCTTATGGCTGAGTATTGCAGAATATCTGAGAATGAAAAGAAACTAATATTCTCTTCTGACAAAGATTTAACTCAGCTTATCTCTGAAAAAGTCTCACTTTATTCACCTTCACTTAGAACAACATATGACAATGGAGACAAAATCAAGTTTAATGATTTTGAATTTCCACACGAAAATGTCCTAACATTGAAGATAATGATGGGTGATAAGTCAGATAATATACAAGGGATTCAATCTCTTGGGGAAAAGACACTCGTTAAATTTTTTCCTGAAGTTTTGGAAAGAAAAGTCACCTACCAAGAAATTCTTGAAAAGGCTGAACTATTGTTGAAAGAACAAAAAGATAACCAAACTTTAAAAAATATTTTGACTGGTAAGACAAAATCAGGTATATTTGAAAAAGAATATTATGAGATTAATGAAAAGATTGTGGATTTGTCTAACCCTCTTTTGAATGAAGAGGCAATTGAACAAGTAAAACTTATCTTTTCAGAGAACTTGGATACAGACGGTAGGAGTTATAAAAATCTAATCAAGTTTATGGTGGATGATGGGATTTTTAAGTTTCTACCAAAAACGGACGACGCATGGACATATTTTATTACACCATTTTTAAAGTTAACAAGAAAAGAAAAAAGTAAAAAAACAAAGTAAAATTCTTTATGAAAGAGCAAAATGCAGATTTAACAAAGTTGGAGTTTTTGATGACTGTGAATGACAACTTTATTGTACAACGTTATTTTAACGTGAAGGACTACAACCCGAAAGCCAAAAATTCAGTGGAGCTTTTGGAATTGTTGGATGGATTTGTTGGTAATATGAAACAACATCTAAAGATGAAGAGTGTTTCATATATGTCTGACAACCAATATGAAATTATGGAAAACCCTGAGGTTCTTGAAACATCTTTCACAGATGGACCTGAGGTGTTTAATTTGTATCTAAAATACAATGGTAATGTTATGTACCACTACACTTTTGATGCAAAACCTTACCCCCCAAAAATTAGATATACAGTAGATATTCGACCATATCTTAAAGGGGTTTTGTCTAATTTGACTGAAGTATTTTCTTCTAAAAATTTAACTTACGATTTGATGGGATACTCCTTAGTCTAACAATATTTACTTAAAAAAGGACTAAGATGGCTGACAAAAATTTTGATTATTTAGGAGGTACCTTCCAACAACAACTTATCAATCAGATAATAATTGATAAGAACTTTTCTCACTCGATATTGGATGTACTTGAGGCAAATTACTTTGAAAACAAGTATTACAAAATCATCATACAGATGATTAAAGAATACTACAAAAAGTTCGATTGTGCTCCAACCTATGACACATTGCATCAAATTATTAAGTCAGAGATTACCCAAGAGCTGATGTTAAAAATCACTTTGGATACAATTAATGAAATTAAAAATGTATCTGAAGAAGGGTCACTTTTTGTTCAAGAAAAGGCTCTCAAATTCTGTAAGCAACAAGAGCTTCAGAAGGTGATGGGGAAGGCTCAAAAGATTATTGACGGAGGTGAGTTTGAAAACTATGACACCCTTGAAGAGATGGTTCGAGAGGCTCTTCAAGTTGGTGTTATAGAGAAAGATACAGGTGATGTTTTTGAAAACTTGGACCAAGTTCTTCAAGAAGATTATCGACATCCAATTCCAATGGGGATTCCAGGTATTGACAATCTTTTGAAAGGAGGTCTTGCTAAAGGTGAAATCGGAGTGATACTTGCACCAACAGGTGTAGGTAAGACAAGTTTGACCACAAAGATTGCAAACCACGCCTTCAATATGGGATTCAATGTGTTACAGATATTCTTTGAGGACAACCCAAAGATTATTCAAAGAAAACATTTCACCCTTTGGACTGGAATTGCACCTGACCTTCTTGGTGACCACAAAGAAGAGGTTATGAAGAAAGTAACCGAAGTTCAAGATAAGATGAAAAACAGACTTATTCTTAAAAAACTTCCATCAGATACTTTGACTATGGGTCAAATTAAGAATCAACTTAGAAAGATGATTGCAGATGGAATTAAGATTGATGTGATTATCTTGGACTACATTGATTGTGTAACACCTGAGAAGATGATGGATGACGAGTGGAAGAGTGAAGGTTCAGTAATGAGAGCATTTGAAGCAATGTGTCACGAGTTACACATTGCAGGATGGACGGCAACACAAGGTAACAGAAGTTCAATTTCATCTGAAGTTGTAACAACAGACCAAATGGGTGGCTCAATTAAGAAAGCTCAAGTAGGTCACGTTATTATATCTGTGGCCAAAACATTACAACAAAAGGAACTCAAACTTGCAACAATTGCTATCACAAAATCACGTATCGGTAAAGACGGGGTAATCTTTGAAAACTGCAAATTTGATAATGAACTACTTGTGATTGATACAGAAAGTTCAATCACAATGTTAGGTTTTGAAGAAAACAAAGAACAAAAAAATAGAGATAGAATTCGTGAAATTCTAGACAGAAAGAAACAACAAACAGTATAATTATTATAAAATAGGAGCATTTATTATGGAAAAAATATTGGTAGAAAATCCAAATCGTTTCGTTATATTTCCGATTGAACACAACGACATATGGGAATTTTATAAAATGCACCAAGCCGCATTTTGGACGGCCGAAGAGGTGGATTTGTCGGGTGACATTCGTGATTGGGAGAACCTTTCAGAGAATGAACAATACTTTGTTAAGAATGTTTTATCATTCTTTGCGGCATCAGATGGAATTGTTAATGAAAATTTGGCTGAGAACTTCTACCGAGAAGTACAATACCCTGAAGCAAAATTCTTTTACGGAATGCAACTAGCGATGGAGAATATCCATAGTCTAATGTATTCACTTTTGATTGATACATATGTGTCAAATCCAAATGAAAAGGATGAATGTTTCCACGCAATTGACAGACTTCCAGCAGTTCAAAAGAAAGCCAAGTGGGCTCTTGATTGGATTACAAACGCATCCTTCCAAGAGAGACTTGTAGCATTTGCGGCTGTAGAAGGAATATTCTTCTCAGGTTCATTCTGTTCAATCTTTTGGTTGAAATCAAGAGGAATCATGCAAGGGTTGTGTAACGCAAATTCACTTATATTTAAAGATGAAAATCTTCACTGTGACTTTGCAATTCACCTTTTGAACAATCACTGTGAAAACAAACCAAGTGAAAAGAGAATTAAGGAAATTCTTCTTTCAGCACTTGAGATTGAAAAAGAATTTATTACCGAATCATTACCTGTTTCACTTATCGGAATGAACTCAAATCTTATGAAACAATATCTTGAGTTTGTTGTTGATGGTCTACTTGTTAAGTTTGGATGTAAAAAACATTTTAATGTTGAACAACCATTTAAATTTATGGAACAAATTGCAGTTGAAACAAAAGGTAATTTCTTTGAGTCAAGGACTGTTGAGTATCAGAAAGCAAAGTTGAACGAAACATTGTCCTTTACGGATGACTTTTAATTGATTATTTTATAAAACTATGATGTCACTAAAAATTAAAAAACGTAGTGGGGAAGATGCGTCTTTTAACCCACAGAAAATATATAATAGAATTAAACGAGCGGCCAAAGGACTCAACATTAATTCTGATGAAATTTTTATTAAAGTAATTACCTCAGTACCAACTGAGGGGGAGATTACAACAAAGGAACTTGATAAGTTAATCTATGAAATTGCCGCAGCATTTACAGGCAGTCATCATGATTATTCAAGACTTGCGTCATCGGTGGCAATTTCGGCCTACCATAAAGAGACTGATGCAAGTTTTTCTAGCACAATGATGACCCTATATGATGAAGGGGTTGTAAGTGAGCAATTCATTAATATGATTAATGAATATGGTCCATCTAATGTTGATGAGGTTATCAATCACGATAATGATTATAACTTTGATTACTTTGCTTGGCGTTCATTACAAGAGATGTATCTTTTAAAATTACCAACTGGTAAAACAATTGAAAGACCTCAGCATATGTATATGCGTGTTGCAATATGGGTAACCAAATCATTTGAGCAGGCAGTTGAATACTATAAGTCTTTATCAAGTCAACTTATTTCACCGGCAACACCAATTATGATTAACGCTGGTACAAAAATTCCACAACTTGCTTCTTGTGTATTACATTACAATGATGCTGATTCTCGTGAAGGTCTTTTGAATACAATGAGAGACATCTCAACATATTCATCAGACGCTGCTGGAATCGGACTATCTATGTCAAATATTCGTAGTAAGGAAAGTCGTATTACATCTTCAGGTGGATTTGCCGGTGGTCTACTGAAATACTTAAAGATTGTTAATGAGTCACTTAGATTCTTTAACCAACAAGGTCGTCGTCCTGGTTCTGCGGCAATTTATTTGGAACCTTGGCACAAAGATATCTTTGACCTACTTGATATTAAAAAGAATACAGGTGCTGAAGAACTT